TGGGAATAAGGTTGTGATTGTGCTAGCGAATATGTATGGGAATAAGGTTGTGATTGTGCTAGCGAATATGTATGGGAATAAGGTTGTGATTGTGCTAGCGAATATGTATGAGAGAGTGATTGAGAATAAGGATGTATTTGAGAATGTGCTAGCGAATATGTATGGGAATAAGGTTGTGATTGTGCTAGAGAATATGTATGTGATTGTGTAATTGAAAAAGGATACGAATAAAGGCGAGGCTGTGATTGAGTAAGTGATTGAGTAAGTGATTGAGTAAGTGATTGAGTAAGTGATTGAGTAAGTGATTGAGTAAGTGATTGAGTAAGTGATTGAGTAAGTGATTGAGACAGCGAATATGACCTATACGCAAATGTTGTTCTCCAAATAACACATAAAAAAAACGATGTTATAAACATAAAAGGGTGATTACTTATAATACTAGAGATTTCTTTATTCTATTTTTTCATCTATGTTCAAATTATCCTTTTTGTCTGGTTGTAATAAAAATTCATCATGTTCATCTTTATCTCTAATTTGATATAAAAATGCTATGAATAATAAAAACAATAGAAACTTTATTGTGAACCCATATATATTTTCTAGATTGTTTTGACACATTAGTATCCTACTAGTCTTAAATATAACAAATGTTTAAATTGTTAAAAATTTAACTATTATTTAGACATGTGTTTGAAAATAGCATTAGACTTCGTAGAAAAATTATTGAATCAAAGAAAAAAACGTTAAGATTTGTTAAATAAAAAAATATAAATGATTTTTATATAATTTCGATTATATAATAATCGGTGTTTGAAATGTAAAAAGGTGTAAATTGTTATCTATAATTGTTAAAAATAGATATAGGTAAAGTATTCAATAAATTATCTTTATATTTATAACAAATTTTATGAAATATTTTTCCTAACATTTCGTTCCATTCAATCGGATATTTTCCTTTACTGACTCCCGCTGAATCTTGAGGAAAAGTAGCAGGATATAATTTTAATTTTTCTAATTTACTATCTAATAATAAAATCATATCATTATACCATTCTTTTGTTAGTGGTGTTTGTGGTTTACATATATAAGCACCATTTCCAATTAATTCATGCCAATGATTTCTTACAGGGTTATATGCTACTCCATTTGGAAGTTCTTTATAACCAATTATCCATTTATCACTTCTATTTAATTCATCAAAGGATTTTATCCAATTGCCGCTTGTTTCTTTTATATCACTATATCCTCCTCCATAAAAATTCATAAAATATGTTCTTAAATAATCAGCACGATGGGTCTCGCTTAAATAATTATATGCCGGATGTAGTGGTTCAGTCGGTAAAATAAATCCATTTAGATTTTCAGGTGTTACTAAAATAATGTTTGCTCCCGATACTTGTTTTAAATTATTTAAACATCTGATTCTATTATCAGACATGTTATTTGTGCCAGTCCAAAAAACATAAATATTGTACATGTTATTTTATAATTTGTTTATATAATTTTGTTTATATACTATTTTAGAAAAACTAATTAAATATTCGTCTATAGTTTACACACCGACAACTATTCATATGCCTATTAAAAATATCGTATTATCAGGCGGAGGTCCAAATGCTATAAAAGCATTGGGTGCTCTTCAACATTTAGAACAACATGGGTTCTGGAATATTAATGACATTGAAAAAATATATAGCACATCTGCCGGCGCATTAGTCGCGATCTTATTAGCATTGAAATTTAAATGGACAGATATATCGGATTATATTATTAAACGACCTTGGCACGAAGCGTATCCTTTTTATATAAACCAATTTTTTGTCGCATACGCTAAAAAAGGATTATTTGATATTCAAGTTTTCGAAATATTTTTGAAACCTTTTTTTAATACGCGGGATATTTCTATGAATATTACTATGAATGAGTTCTACGAATATTCTAAAATTGAATTACATTTTTACACTCTTGAAATGAATAGTTTTAGCATCGAAGATTTATCTTATAAAACTCATCCGAATTTGTCTTTATTAGACGCAGTACATATGACGAGTGCACTGCCTATTATTATTGCTCCTGTTTGCTTAAATAATGATAAATGTTATGTGGATGGAGGTGTTACTACTAATTACCCGTTGAGTTATTGTTTAGCGCAAAATCCGGATGTGAATGAAACGCTTGGATTTAGAAATGATTATGAAAAACCGGAAAATAATATAGTCGATAATGAATCCACCATATTAGATTATATTCTGAATTTTGTTAATAAATTGATTTATAATGTTGACACCGAGAGAACACAAATAAATATTCCGAATGAGGTCATTTATAAAACAAACTCGTTGAGTTTAGCTTATATTAGATCGGCGCTTTCTTCAATGGAAATTAGACAAGAGTTGTATGATAGTGGGATTAAAACCGCAGAAGAGTTTCTAAAAGATAAGAATGGTGAAAAGAATGGTGAAAAGAATGGTGAAAAGAATGGTGAAAAGAATGGTGAAAAGGTAAAGGATGAAAATTAGACCGCAGTATTCAAGAACTGAACCAGGGTCGCCTTTGTAGGTTTCGCGTCATATGAAATAACTTGTCCGTCTTTCAACAATTTAATTGTCGGGAATCCCTCGATCTTATACTGGTCCATCATCTTCGCTACATCCGGTGATTCGTTCGTACAATTGACATCCGTGAAAATAATTCTTCTGCCATTGATCGTCTTATCCTTGTATTCAGACTCTAATTGTTCCCATTCAGGCTTTGCGGTTTTACAATGAGGGCACCAGTCCGTGGAGAAAAAGAGCAATTCGACGTCCTTTCCGTTATTTAATCCTTCGACGGGAATATGCTCTGAATTTGCTTTGTATTTTGGATTTACCATGGCAGCGATTTGTTTACTAAAAATGAAGTATAGAGCAATGATAGAGACTATGATAACAACGGCGATGGCTACATAAGTCCAAGGTATACTTTTCATTCTATCCATTATACCGGCATTTCCACCAGTTGAACCGAGTCTATTAGGCATTCTTGACATCATTATATATATATTTGATAAGAATAAATATGTTAAGTGTAAACGAAATAAAGATAATTTACTATTTAAAGTAGATACAAAATGTTATTTAGAAAAATGGATGGAACAATCGTGGAAATTAATAAATGTGATTATAAGAATGATGACATTTATTATACTAAAATAATGGAGGCTTTAGCTAAAGAACCTACATCCGTAAAACCCAATAGTAAAGATAGCTATTCGACACAAGCGATCGATCGACTACTACACCTTTTTCTCATTTAAAACGCCCACTTTGTGGGCGCAAATGAGTTAAAAGGCAACGTTACCATGCGCATTTTCAATGCGCAAAGGTCTAAAACAGGCTTCGAATAACTGATAATAATAATAACAATATAAACAGGGAAAAAAGATAACTACATGTCATGTTGGTTTTTATACTTGTCCAAGGTCCATTCATCATATTTGTTCCTGAATTTCTTGAAAACATGGTCGTAATTGTATAATTTTTATACAATGTATATCCTAACATAATTATGATTATGAGTTTGCTAAATATAGATGTCATGATAAATGTATTCAATGGGCTAATCACGAAAATTAAAATAAGAATAATTGAGATGGTTGTATACATACACACGTTTTTTGAATCGCTTGTATATTGAGCTAAACTAGGGTTGTCCATATATTAGATCGACCGAAAAGAAAATATTGTAAAATTATTTTTCTGTGTTTATTATAGCAATGGGTAAAACGCGTAAAAAAACACACAAAAAACAAAAAACGCAAAAAGTATATACGAAAAAAGAATATAATAGCGGTGATGGGATGCTTACCTCTGTTTGGGGGCCTTCTATGTGGATGTATCTACACACTATGAGTTTTAATTACCCAGTGGATCCTAGTATGGAAGATAAAAAACATTATCGCGATTTTGTTTTAAGCTTAGAACATGTTCTGCCTTGTAAATATTGTCGTATGAATTTGAAAACTAATTTTAAACATTTGCCTTTGACTATGGCGGATATGGAAAACAGAGAAACGTTTTCAAGATATATTTATGATTTACATGAATTGGTTAATAAAATGCTCCATAAAAATTCGAATTTGTCGTATTGTGATGTGAGAGAAAGATATGAACATTTTAGATCCAGATGTACCGATGAAAATAAACCGAAATTATTCTCTCTCTCTAAAATGAAGAAAACAAGAAAAAATAAGGGAGAACATAAGGGTTGCACCGAACCGCTATATGGAAAGAAAAGTAAATGTGTGATTAAAATAGTTCCGCAGGATAATCGGGTTGCGTCTTTTCAGATGGATAAGAAATGTATTAAACGTAGGGATTAATTTATAATTAAACTTTATTTTGTTTCAATTATAAATATCTACATTCCAAATGTGCTAAAAGAATTCAAAACAGGAGCTGGTAAATATTGGTTACTGGCATTATAATTGGGGACCAACTTACAATCATATGATGGATCAGGACACCTTTGACAGCCCGGGCACGGGGGGCATTTTTCTTTGCGGGGACATGCAGTAGATTGGGGGCAAGCCGGGCAAACAGGCGGTACTATTTCTGATTTCAATATATATAAATCCTCTTGACCTTGAGGGATCATAGAAGCAGGAATGCCTTGTGGCATCGCGCTATCATATTGTCCATTTGTATTGTAATTCGAACCAGCAATTGTGTTTCCGTTGGGTCCAGTAGCATATCCGGCAGAGTTTCCGTTAGGTCCAGTCACGTAAGCAGCGCTTGCTCCGCTATTTCCAGATAAATTAGGATCGTTGTAGTAATTGTTCTTGTAGTTATTGGTATAATCGCTAGGAGGTATAGTGGTACTGCTACTGCTACTGCTACTAGCCGCACTAGAATATGGACTAGTAGATTGGTCGTTATAGGTATATGTGTTCGTAGCCGTATAAATCGTGGTAGACCCGTCAGGTGACGTCACTTGAATAGCATATTGTCCATTGGAACTCGCAAAAACACTAGCAGACCCACCATTTGGACCATAAAATGTTTGATTTGATATACTTGCAAACATGGAATTAGAACTGCTAGTTGGCGTGGTGCTACTGCTACTGCTACTAGTTGTGCTAGTTGGTGTACTGCTACTGGCAGGTCCATTGACTACATAAGTCGTAGTTGTTCCATTGGTATCAGTAATAGTGATAGCATATGTTCCGTTCGCATTAACTAAACGTGCTGTTCCACCATTAGGACCATAAAAAGTGGTGGGGTAAGCGTTTCCGCTATAATGATCGTAATTATCATAACTATTCGCACTGGTAGTAGCACTATCAGTGGTAGTAACACCAGAATTTACAGGCACATTACCCGAATCGGTTGTTGTTTGAAAGCCTTCAGTATAACATCTACCTCCTAAAACGGAACATAAAAGAAGACCAAATAATAAAATTAAAAAGAGAAATAATGCCTTATTATTGAACATAGTTTGTATAAATTATATAGTGAAAAAATTTAAAAATATAATTGATTTGAATTTATAAGAAGAAAATAAGAAGAAAATAAGAAGAAATAAGAAGAAATAAGAAGAATGGATACTAACACATTAGTAGCAGCAGCTGAAGTGGAGGCAGAAAAGCCCAAAAAAGTAAGAGTAAAACAACAACCATTAAATAAATATTATTCGGAAGATGAAAATATTGTAGAAATTGGGGTAGATGAAGTGGGACGAGGTCCATTATTTGGAAGAGTATACACCGCCGCAGTCATTTTACCTAAAGATGATAGTTTTGACCATTCCAAAATGAAAGATAGTAAAAAATTTCATTCTAAACAAAAAATTTTGGAAGCAGCAGAATATATTAAACAAAATGCAATTGCGTGGTCTGTCGGTTATGAAAGTGAAACAACAATAGATGAAATAAATATATTACAAGCGACACAACAAGCAATGCATAGCGCCATAAACAAATGTATTGATCAACAGCAATCAAAACAAGTTAAATTGTTAGTAGATGGCAACTATTTCAAGCCGATAGTTAAATATAACCCGGTTAGAAAAATGTTAGAACAAGTGGATTATGTATGCGTTGAAGGAGGTGATAATAAATATACGGCGATTGCTGCGGCATCTATTATTGCGAAAGTGGCAAGAGATACTTATATCGAAGAGTTGTGTTCAGCGAATCCAGAATTGATTGAAAAATATGGTATTGATAGCAATAAAGGGTATGGTGCCAAAAAACATATGGATGGGATTAAAGAGCACGGGATTACCATCTGGCATAGGAGAAGTTTTGGACCTTGTAAAGATTTTGCCTAATTTTACTAGTTAAAAAAATTGAAATATATATTTATACATATACAAAAGCAATACAACAAAACAGCAATACAGCAATACAGCAATACAACAAAAATGAAGATTATGGTTTTTGACACAGAGACAACAGGATTGCCTAAAAGTAGAAAATCGTTGTTAGAAAATACGGAAGAATGGCCTTTTATAGTTCAACTAAGTTGGTTAACTTATGACACTGAAACATCAACTATTTGTTCTATGAGTGATAATATTATACGACTCCCTGAAGGGTTTATTATAGACCCTATTTGTGTAAAAATTCATGGTATTACATCAGAAATGTCACAAACAAAAGGAATCAACAGATACGCCGCGCTAATTAAATTTATGGATGAATTTGAAAAAGCGGACCTAGTTATTGCGCATAATATGGATTTTGATAAAAATGGAATGCTTGTTGAACTGATCCGAGAAAAGAATGAGCGAAATAATAGTGTGGATAATTATTATATTGAATCAAGGATAATGATGCTTTTACGATCAACAAAATTAGGATGTACAATGCAAGATGGAATGAATTTGTGTAATATCATAGCAACGTATAAAAACAGCCCAAAAAAATATGTGAAATTTCCTACTCTTGGGGAATTACACAATCGATGCTTTGGCTTTGTTCCTAAAAAATTACATAATTCTCTGAATGATAGCGTAGTATGTTTGAGATGTTTCTACCAGATGCGGTTTAATAAAGATATTACATTAGAGAATGAACAATTTAGAGAGATGGTTGAATTATTGAGACCATGATAATGAGACCATGATAATGAGCCCTTGATAATGAGCCCATGATAATGAGCCCTTGATAATGAGCCCATGATAATGAGCCCTTGATAATGATAATGAAAATGAAGGAATAAATTATAGAATAAATTATAGAATAAATTATATATTTTTATCCTGTTACAATGCGATGCTGATTTTTTTTGTTTTTGAATGTCCATATTTATATTTTTTTCTCGATTTATTGGCTAAAATAAATGCCTTTTTTTTATGATCACATCCTTTTTTGATTATATCATAATCAATCGCGGCTGCTTTCCCAGAAGTTAATGAACTTGCTAATCGTGCTAAACCCCACGATTGCGGTGTTTGATTTGGTCTTGAACCAGATGAATAATACGCACCTTTTCCTTTTTTAACAATTTGCTTTAATGCTGATAACTTACAACCAGTTTTTAATGCCAACTCTTTATTAGGTGATATATTTTCTATCTTGTATATTTTACGGGCATTTGAAATATGGTTTGATTTTTTATTTTTATAAGATGATATATTTTTGCGTGTGTAATATTTATGTTTTTTATATAGTTTTTTTGATTTTATTATCATATTTAATTGTTTATTTTTATCATTTTTTGTTAAATGTTTTGGTAAATATCTCATAGGAAATTTAATAGTAGTCATGTATTATATTATAGTTAGGTATATAAAAAAATTGAAATACTTTTTTATAAGATAACCTAAGACAACTAATCTAAACAATGTCGGTCAATTCAAATGATAAGAATAATGGTGAGTTTGTGGAGGTGGATTTAGCGAATGATGAATATAGTCAATATTATGAAAAGTATTCTAATACTATAAAAAATATAAAAAATATAAAAGATGTGGTTGATCCAACATATGTTTATAGGAACGAGAAAACCATAGATAGTTCTACTAAAAAAGAAAAACAAGAAAAACAAGAAAAACAAGAAAAAGAAAAACAAGAGGAAAAGGAAAAAGAGGAAAAGGAAGAAGAAGAAGAAAAAGAATACGTGCTGACACCTGAAGAAAAAGAAATGCTTTTGTATTATGAAATAGAGCAAGAATATTACGCAACATTAGAATTTTTAGACGGACAAGATGACTATGGGTATGGTAGTAATTATAATGGAGGCTATGACTCATATTAATTAATCTTTATAACCCCAAGAAAATCCGCAGGATTTTCTCGAGGGTTACTCGTTTTTATTCGAGACCATACCTGGTCTCGAATAAAAATAATGTCATACCTAACGCAACGGGAAATGACACATGTGTCATTTCCAGTAGCTTGTAGGTTTAAGCAGAACACATATCACAAATTTCATCCTTTTCATCAGTACCAGTACTACCTGTTGTCTGCGTCGGCTCAATAGAAAATTGTTGCGCTTGATGTTTCGCCTTTCTACGCAAATAATAAATTCCGGTTTTCAATCCTTTTTTCCACGCATAAAAATGCATAGACGTCAATGTATTATAATTCGGGTCTTCTAACCATAAATTCAAACTCTGACTCTGACAAATAAATGCGCCTCTATCTGCCGACATATCTATCAAATGTTTCATCGGCATTTCCCATACTATTTTGTATTTATTACGAATATGTTCAGGAATATTAGTTAATTGTTGAATACTACCTTTATTCGCAATAATATTATTTTTTACTTTTTCATTCCAAAGTCCAAGGTCAATCAATTCCCTCATCAAATATTTATTTGCGACTACAAATTCTCCCGCTAATGTGCGACGACTATAAATATTACTTGTAAGCGGTTCAAAACATTCATTGAACCCAAGAATTTGCGATGTGCTTGCCGTAGGCATCGGCGCAACAAGCACCGAATTGCGTAATCCACCCTGTTTTATCGATTCTTTCAACGCAGCCCAATCATAACGACTATTATCTGGCACCGCGTTTTCCCACATATCGAATTGAAGAACCCCTTGTGCCGCCGGCGAGTTATCGAAAGAACTATATGACCCCGCATGTTCTATGCTGAGTGATGTTATTTCTTGTGCTATAGGTCTACCCAAGACATTGACATATTCGTCGGGCATAAGTTCTAGAACATCCTTCATTTTATCCTCTTTTTGTAAATTTTCACGAATAGCGATCATATGTGCCGCACGTTCAACCGCTAGTTCATTACTTCGTTCAAGCGCAGCGTGATATATAGTTTCAAATATAAGTTTATTCACCGCTTTCGCCTCGTCGCTATGAAATGCTAAATCCATCATGATAAACGCATCAGCTAATCCTTGAACACCGATACCAATAGGTCTGTGTAATAAATTACTTGCTCGAGTTTTTGACGTCGGGTAGAAATTAATATCAATCACTTTATTCAAATTGCCAGTGACTACTTTTGTAACGCGATGTAGGTGCTCATAATCGAAAACCCCTGTCTTTTCATTCACAAATAAAGGCAGAGCGATACTCGCCAAATTACATACCGCCGTCTCTTTATCGTCTGAATACAAAATCACCTCGCAACAAAGATTACTGCTTTTAATAGTGCCTAGATTTTTCTGATTCGATTTCATATTTGCCGCGTCTTTATATAACATATAAGGGGTTCCGGTCTCCATCTGTGAATCCAAAATTTTCAACCATAAATCGCGGGCATTAATGGTCTTGCGAGAACTTGACCCAGCTTCATATTTGTTATATAATTTCGCAAAAGATTCGCCATATACATCGGCTAATCCCGGACATTCGTTAGGACAAAACAACGACCATTTTCCGTTTGCTTTCACCCGCTCCATGAATAGGTCAGGAATCCACAAGGCGTAGAATAAATCGCGCGCCCTCAATTCTTCGTCGCCATGATTCTTTTTCAAATCTAAAAAATCCTCGATATCTGCGTGCCATGGTTCCAAATAGATGGCGAATGAACCATTGCGTTTTCCGCCTTGGTTTATAAACCGGGCGGTGTTGTTATATACGCGTAACATAGGCACAATTCCGGTAGAACGCCCATTAGTTCCCTTTATAAAAGAATTGTTTGCGCGTATGTTGTGAATATGTAGTCCGACGCCGCCAGAATATTTTGAAATATTAGCACAATCGTGAAGGGTGTTATAAATTCCGTCTAAACTATCCTCTTCCATCGCAATAAGATAACACGAGCTTAGTTGTGATCTAGGTGTTCCAGCATTGAATAATGTAGGCGTTGCGTGTGTGAAATATTTCTGCGACATTAAATCGTATGTTTCTTTAACTGCTGTCAAATCGTCGCCGTGAATACCTATCGCAACTCGCATCCACATATGCTGCGGTCTTTCTACAACCACCTTATTTATTTTGAGAAGATAAGACATTTCTAAAGTTTTGAATCCGAAATAATCGATTAAATAATCGCGATTATAATTTATCATTTCTTCGATTTTATCCGCATGTTGCTGTATAATTTCCCAAATTTTATATGAAATGAGCGGGGTTAGAATACCACTTAGATCTGTATTATTATATAAGAGCGACATGACTTCTAGGAATGATTTGCTCGTGTTTTTTTGATGATTTGATACGACGATTCTACCGGCCAAGATTCCATAATCGGGGTGTTGGGTTGAAAGTGTCGCACATTGTTCCGCAGTAAGCTCGTCTATTTTTGTCGTAGATATGGTGTCATATAATTGGTCGATGACCTTAATAATAAGAGCCGAATAATTAATTTGAATATTTACTTCCTGGCCTAGTTTTTTAACACGATTTAGAATTTTATCAAATGCGATATCTTCTAATGAACCATTTCGTTTTGTTACACGCATATCATTGTTGTTATTTCCTATAGAGTCCATTATATTTATTGGTGAGTAAATTTTAAACTGGTTTTTATTATATTTATTTATATTTTATTGTATTTATTGTTATTATATTGTTTTTATTGTTATTTTATTGTATTTATATTTTATTGTATTTTATTATAGTATAATGAAAGGTGGTAGCAGAGGGTTTATGATAGGATTCGGCGTGCTTGCGATGATAGCAATAATATTGGTTATAGCATTATCATCAAATAAAACTACATTATCATTAGATTAGATCGCTTATTTTATTGTGTAATATGTGTAAACCAATTTTATAAAATTATATATTTAATAACTTTATATAATATAATATATATGACAAAAATTCTATATTTATTTATTTGCTTAGTAATAATCATTATATCTGCTTTAGTAATTGAACCTATGATTAGAAAAGAAGGATATAGTAATTTAGCAAATGCGGGAAAGTTTCCAATAAGTGTTGATAAACCATTATTGGGCGAAAGTTATCCATTATCTGGAAATGGAAAAGTAAGTGATAATGATTATAATAAAATATGGTGGTATTATCCTATTTTCAAAGTCGGGTCTTACGCCCAAATAACGAATAATTTGAAATATCATAATAATCCAGATGACGGGCAATGTACGACCGCCGAATTTTGTGGAGCACTTTACAAAGACAGACAGCTACATACTAATATATCACAACCATTACCTCCTGTCCCCAATACACCTGGAACAAGGATAGGATATTATAGAACACCTGATAATCTATTTATGGGACCACAACCTGGACCTATAGATGAGTTGCCTACTTTTTAGATAAATTTATACAACTATCAAACGATTCTGTTCTAATTTTGATAATGATGTTATTATTATTTATACCGATTTTACCACTTGTTTTGTCCATACTTAATAAACAACCACCAGTTCCTGATTCATCTGTCATCTCCGCCTTTTTAGGCCGTTTATTCGGTGCTCGATGTGCGAATCCATCATTGCGTTCTTTTTCGATCGTTGTCCAAATACTTTGTAATGCTTCTATATTATCATTAAACCATTTTTTATTTCTTAGAACAAGAATACAACTAACGTCTTCCAATTTCCAATAAATATTTTTAATCCATGTAAGTGATGATTTTTTCTCCTTTTCTTCCATCATTTCTTGTTCTTCCATCATTTCTTGCTCCCATTTTTCAAAACATATGTGGTCCATCCGCAATGGTTTATAAACATAATGAGGCACACCCTCATTATTTGAAAAATACATAATGACCCCTTTTAATTCACCCTTTGCTGATTTTAAGAAATCGTCGCCATCTTCTTTGAAGTCTGCCTCTGACGCATATTCTACAAATTTGGTCTCTAAAAAATCGCATTCATCTAAATCGCACGTCTCCATTTGAAGCTGCATTTGAATCCAGTATTCTTTAATCGGTATTCCGTCAATTTCTCGACTAACCGGATTTTTAATTTCAAGCATACGGCCATAATTGCGCAACGTTTTATCACTAATTATTCCGTCAGGACTCGCGCCTAAAAAGGAATATTTTTCATGACGAATACATCCGAAATCCTTGACCTTAGTGGAATACATGTCTTCATAATATAATACTGAAATCGGCTCGTATTTTTGTCCCCAATGTAACGGCGAATCAACATTGATTGTTTTTACTTCGTCTGTGCTACACGGCGATTTTACCGGCTGACATTTCTCGAATATCAATTGATTTTGACTGCTTTGATTTTCAAATGCTTTATACGCATTACTCGCGGTGATTAAATTATGGCGAAATTCATACCATTCTTTCGTTCGTTGAACTGGCTGTTCAAGATTTTCCAATTTGGTTATTTGTTTTTCTATTTGGTTCAATTGTTTCGCGTTTTTTTTGATAGAAAATGTTCCCTCACAAGAACGCTCTGGCATAAAATGTAGGTGGAATAATTCAAGCGCGTCGTCTATGGCATCGTCTATGGCATCGTCCACTTCTAGCAAAATATTGTAATCAAAATTGAAATGTATGCTGAACAATTCTTTTACATTATCAATGATATTTTCTTCGAAATCTGGTTCACAAATAGCAGAGGGATTATCTTCCACATAATCATACATCAGCTGTAAACATGTTTCTATAAACGCGTTTTCGTTTTCTTCTGATTCGAAAAACAGATTTAGGTCTGGATCCTCGTCGGCTATGATTTCATCTATTATATTAATTAATTCTGGTAAATCTGATAATAACATAATATTGATAACTATATTATATTATTTATTACTATTTATACTATAATAAAACAAATTGTGTTTATATGGTTTGTTCAATATCAATATCCTCATCATCCGATTCTACAGCATTAGCAGTAGCAGCAATCACTTGATTCTTGTTTTTAATGGTTTTAACCTTTTTGGGCGGTAAACTTTTTAATGTCGAAATGCGTTTTTCTAAATTCTTCAATGTGAAATGCTTTGTCGATTTAGTATAAAATAATGCTGGAATTTCTATAATTTCACCGGTCAATTTATTATATTCGACATCTTTCACACGCTGTAGTTTCTTTCTATCTAAACAATCTTTCAAAAACGCAATAAGTAATAGTTTTTCGTCTCCTGAAATTTGATGCGTTTCCGTATAATTGTCCGCATATGCTAACAATTTTTTCGTTTTAATTGTTTTATCTAATTTACACCAAGGCTCATTTTGAAAATTGTTTTTATTATCTTCTAAAAATTTATCCAAATTAGTTAAATCATTAGATGATTTGGTTTCTTTAGCTGGACCTCCATTTAAAAGCATCGTCTTATATTTGATATTTTTAAGTTCAATACATTCATCTGATTTTTTATTGGGTTCTCTCTCTAATTCTTTTTCTGTTTTCATTTCTGTATTTGTTTCTATTTTTGTCGAAATTGTATTTAACATATAGTATTATATATAACTTTAAGTTTAACTTAGTTTTTTACTATATATTATTATTTTATGGATAATATAGCTGAACCTAATAACGATAAAAAAATAAATATAATTGGAACGAACAATAGATATCAAGTTAAAAAGTTATTGAAATTACCACCTGTTATTAAAAAAAAGAAGAATGTGGAACAATTGCCTGACAACTATTATTTGATTGAAAACCAATTAGATATACTTGAACGCCTCACTGAATTAGAGCTATACGCCACTATAAAAAGTCTGATAGATAAAAAGATTTCTAGTTATAAACAACAGGATATTGAAAAAGATAAATATGATGTTGATAAATTTGTGACGTTTGATAATGTTATTGGAAAAATGAATGAATCTGGACTGAATTGTTATTATTGTTCTTGTAAAATGTTTCTATTATATGAGATTGTGAGAGAAATGAAACAATGGACTCTTGATCGTGTTGATAATGATTTAGGTCATAATAATGACAATGTTATTATTTCTTGTTTGGAATGTAATTTAAAACGAAGACGCACGAATAAAGATTCATTTTTATTTACAAAAAATCTGACAATAGTTAAAAATTAGAAAATCTGACAATAGTTAAAAGTTAGAAACTTAAAAAAATAATCGATGTATCTTATAATGTCCTTATCTTGGAGTAATGGAGATATTGTTGAGCGTAGTCCTAGAAAACGAAATCAACAACAAAAAGAACAACAAGAACAAGAACAAGACCCACATTTTGCCAAACAACAACAACAATTGGCTCAGCATCAGTCTTTATTATCTGAAGAAGATCCATGGTCTATAGTAGATTTTTCTAATATGCGTTCTTCAATGAATCGTCGTGAAGATACTTATAATAAAATATCCGAGAGAGAAATGGTCGGTCAAATGGGAAGAAATCCGTTTATGTCTGAAAACAATTATCTAAATGATGTCATGACTCAAGACAATTTTTTGAAACCGGTTTCTACATCTTTTGAAAGAGAGAAGGGTTCAGCTACTCAAGAATAAATGTATTTGGTAATTATAAACGCGATTAATATATTAGGTAACATATGTATTAGATTTTCATAATTAGAATTACAATTTGTATTTAGAAAATGATCCATCGTATCCGGACCAAAATTACATTTTTGGTTAGTTTCTAAATGATGATTCCTATGATTTTTTCCTAAATGAAATATGCTGTAATTGATTATATGAACAGATACATATATCATGCCGTAATAGATTATAAGAATGTTCGGAATAAAATTCAGTTTGAATAATACTTTTATGTAATAAAAACTCACGAAAAACAGAATATTAACTACTAGTTCAATAAATAGATTAATCCAATAATCCATGGGTTTTTTACTATGATGAAAAAGCGTATGTATATTGTATTCTTTTGGTATTTTATGTATTACTAAATGAATGAAATAAGAGTAGTAAACAAGAAGTATTATGGATACTATGGTGATAAATGGGCTCGTTTTTGTAGTGGTAAGAAGTAATGAAAAAACAAAGATGATGAATATTTCCATGAAATGATATCCAAAAAATTTGGGTAGATTATTTTTATTGAAAAAATCCCAGTTTATCTTCATATTATATCTTATGAAATATATTTTTGTAGAAATGGTAATTTGTAATATGATAGTAGGAGCAATAAAAATAATTTATTCAATATGATCAATATCATAATATTTATTAATATAAGTTCCATATCTTCGTCTTTTAATTTGGTATTGGTTAATGTTTTAACTAATAGTTGTGCGGTAGTGGCAAAATATGTGTTATTTTCATATAAACTTAATACACATCGATTGCCGTAAAACCAAAAACATAGTTTTGTTAAAATCATAATAATAAGGAAAAAAGTTAATACGTTTATGTTATTGGATATTAGGACCGATAAAAAAATCGCATAACAAAAAATAAAATGAATTAGTGATACGAATAAATTAAAAATGACGGGCATATATATTGTTTACATATATTTTTTGTTTTTGATTTTGTTTTGTTTTGTTTTTGATTTTTGTTTTTTTCTAATCAATAAAAAAGGGTTTAAAAAAACAACGTATTAAATAGTAATAGTAGTAATAATGATGACGTCGACAAATTACACAACACAAAATGATTTATTATTAAATAATTTAATGGATTTCTACAAGAATGAAGACAATTTGACGAAAATGTTGAAAATTATTACCGGCGAATCTAAAATTTCTTTACGAATAGTAGACTGGTTTGCTACTAATTACGCCAAGAAAAATTATACCACTTATACAATTAATAATTCTACAAATCCGATGGAAAATGGCAACCGATTTAAGGTCTACGTGGATTATAAATTAAAGTTAAAAGCTTACAGCAAACGTAACTTCGATCCTTTTTGTCGGTGGTCTAGAATAAGTATTCCATATAAAGACGATAAATGTATTGAAACCACGATTGGACAGCTAAATTTCTTTAAATGGACGTTGGAAAAAAATATTATTCAATATATCGAGCAGAATTATGATGCTATTGAGAAGGATATGAACTCGCGAAACAGCACGTCAAAACGTAAGGAAAATGTGGTGGATAATTCCAAGACGAGAAAGAAGAGAGAAGAGCTGTCAATATCGGCGACTCGAAGTATTAAAAAGGAGAAGGTGGAGATCGTGGTCCAATTTAATTAAAAAATACAAATTTGCTTTTGTTTTTAATAACAAGTAACGAAATTAAAATATAAAGACTACTTATATTTTTAATTATAACCTATGACAGAACTAAATATTGTTGATTTAATTGAAAATAATCCAATTACAAAATTACAAATAATTACAATAGTAAACTGCTCACAATAATTAAAAAAGAATTTACAGATTTTGAACAACAATTATTTGTATCTAGTTTTTATTGTTATCTTAATTATAATCCTAAAACAGATTTTGTTATTGACTTAGATAATGTATGGAAATGGTTAGGGTTTAGTCAAAAAGCACGTGCTAAGGAATTATTAGGAAAAAATTTTATTATCGACACTGATTATATAAAATCACTTTCTTTTAAAGGAAAGCTATCAAAACATATTAAGGGTGGTCATAATAAAGAAACCTTTATGCTAAATATTAAATGTTTCAAGGCATTATGCTTGAAAGCAGGAACAAAAAAAGCTGGCGAAATTCACGATTATTATATAAAATTGGAAGAAATTATCCATGATGCTATGCACGAAGAAAGCACTGAATTAAAATTACAATTAGAACACCAGCGTAAAATAGTAGAACAAAAAACAGCAGAAATTGAAAATCAAATAATTATATCGGAAAAAGAAAAAGAAATATTATTAGAACAAACATTGATTTCGCAGTTTCCAATAAATACAGAGTGTATTTATTATGGTAAAATTGATAATAAAACCTTAGGAAAAATAAATAGTAAAATGTGTAATGAAAATTTAATTAAATTTGGACAAAGTAATAATTTGACTGAAAGAATAAAATGTCATAAAAAAAATTTTATTAATTTTAGATTGGTAGCGGCATTTACACCCTTGAAGATTTAAAATGGGACAAACCCCACTAAAAATCAAAAAGGTTTGCTCTTCACAGAGCGTGTAAATTTTGGTTTTGGTAGTTCGTCTAAACTACCTGATGATTTATTGCTTCTTGATAAATAATTTGGTCTTTCTTTATTATTTATCGCATTATAAGCAATCTTATAAATATTTGTAGCACCATTCACATCTCTGTTCCAATAACCGCATCCGTTCTTACAACAAATCAGTCCATGAACAATTATGTTTCCAGTTCTATATGGTTTTGGATTTTTCCTAACCATCGTCTTTTTACAAATACCTATTTCACAATTAGAACACATACAACTCGTTCTAAATTCATCTACCAAATAAGTTTGAAATCCTGCTTTTCTAAATAAGGTTCGCATTCCTTTACCTTTGGTTGCTTCTTTGAATTTCATGTGTTGCTTTTGTTCGTAATCGCCAAAACAAACAACTACATCTTTTTCATTACCAAATACTTTCTTAAATTGGTTAATCATTTTTTGTTCGCTTTTCTTGGTATTTCTATAACTTTGTAAGCGTAATTTTCTAAAAATATAGGTTTCATAAAACTTGTATAATATGTTATTTATTTTACTCTTCTTTTGGATATATTCTTTGAATTTTTGAATGTTAAGTGATTTTCTATTTAACTTTGATAATTCAGTTTCCCATTCTATAATCGTTTTACCATTTATCTTTTCTTTTTTCAGTTCCAATTGAATTTTTGAATACTTCTTTTTCTTGGTTTCTTTTCTTCGTTGGTCTTGTGAATAACGAAACTTATTTGCTTCTTTTTTATCATTATCTACGCAATAAATTAAATCACACTTACCAGGGTCTATTGCTACAATCTTTTTATTTTGTAATTGAGTATAATCTGTTAATTCGTGAATATAAGTTTCGGTTGATAAACCTTTTTTCATGATAGGTAAATAATTTTATTTATAGGAAATTTACGAACTTCAGTAAAAAAGTTATTCATTTCAGTTGCCTTATCTATTGGTTTTTTGTATCTTTCCTTTGGAAAATGCTCATGTCTTGTTCTTTTTCTTGTTTTATTATTGTCTCTAATTACCTGTCCTAAATGTTGTGGTGTAATATCAAATGTAGGATATTTCTTTTTCATATCAATTACCAATTCATTCATCGTAAATTGTTCGTTGTTTTTAAGCAATTCTAAAGCGGTTTTTACTTGTGGTTTTGTAATTTTATAAGATGTAGATTTTCGGTTTCTTCGTGTAATATTTTTAGATGTTTTGTATCTTTGTATCCATCTTTGTAATGTAGATTTTTTACAATCAAAAATTTACAGGTTTTTCTAATATTATCTTTATTTTTAAGGTAATATTTAACAGCGGAAATTTTATAATCTTCACTTTTATGCGTCATTCCTATAATAAAAATAGAAAAAACTAACTCAAAATTTGTCCCATTTTAAATCTTCAAGGGTGTAAAGTAAAAAATAAAATTCAAATTGAAAACGCAATAAAAAAACATCCAATATTATCAAAAAGAATTCGTTCTATACAAGTTGAAAACGCAAATTATGAAGAAGATAATTATAGAGAATTATTAGCAATAGATAATGATACATTTACTATTGAAAAGGTAGATGAATATATCAAAGAAGTAATTAAAGAAAATGAATATAATATTGAAAATTATAATTTATTAGTCGAAAAGAATTTTAAATTAGAGGAAACCCTTAGGTTATTAGAGGCTAAAATTAATCAAAAAGATAAATTACTTGAAAAATCAAAAATAGAGTTACAAAAATATAAACCAGAAATAAATGATAAAAAATTATCAAGTGATTATACCTTATGTAATTATGGTTATTTATTATATGCTTTTGAATATGAACCCATGAGATATAAATGTTCTATATCTAGACAAATGAATTTTGAACAATTAACTACAAATTTACAAAAAATAGATAGTGATGGTATTATGAAATATTATGTGAATGTAAAATATCCTTTTATTGAAAAAATAATGATGTTTATTTTACACTGATGAAGATTTAAAATGTCACGCTCCGCCAACACAAGCAGATTTATTTAAAATTTTTAATACTAAATTGTTTGTTTTTTTTCTACAGCATCATTAACATCTTTAACAAAAGTATTAAAATTATTTTGAGATAATAAAAATTTAGTTATAAATGTTGTAACAGAAGTTGTAGGTCTCAATATATCTATAAATAAAATTATTCTGGGTTGCGTAGTATTATTATAAACTGAATGAACATATGTATCATCAAAAATTAATGATTCGCCTTCTTGCCAATAAAATTTTTCATTATTAACTATTATATAACAATTATATTTATCTATTGGTATACTTAGTCCTAAATGATATCTTAAACAAGCAGTTGATGGGCCTTTATGTGGAGGTATATATTTACCAGGTTCTATTATAGAAAACATAGCAGCATGAATATCTTCACATTGTTCTATTAAATTACACGTGTTTGGACAAGTTATACGTGCATTATCATTAATTTTATTATACCATTTTAATACATATACTTTCCATAAATTTTTTACTGAATCAATTCTATCAAAAGCACTTTCAGATAAATCTTTCATATTCATCAAATACTTTTTTTCTTGGTAGATATTTAATGCCTCTTGTTGTATTAGTTTATAATTTTGAGTTAAAATATAATCACTTTTGAATTTGTGAGAATCAAAATAATGGGTATGGGTTGGATTTGTTAATCTAATAATAGTGTTATAACATCCTAATAATAATAAAGGAAATGATTCTAAATAATAATAAGTTATTGTATAATTATCTTTATCATTTTTTGAATTAAATTTTCTATCCATTTCTGCACATGTTATTATTATTATTATTATTAAAAAAATAAAAATAATTATATTAAATAATTGCGATTTATTTTTTGTTAATTTAAACATTTTGTATTATAACTTATATATATTACACATTTTAATATTTCAAACGCCGAGTTAATGAGATGTTGTAAATAATCCATTTTGTGTTCCTTGTGTAACAATTGTTGGTTCAGCCCAATATACTTTAAAATTATTATCTCTTGCTGCTACATTTATCCACCAATCAATTGGTAATTTTATTTTATCTTCTAAATTATTTATATATTCACACAATTTATTCGCACATTTTTTACTAATTATGTAACTATCAACACATCTTGAGGCACCATCACCTCCCCAACTTGTGGGATATAAACATTTTTCATAAATATTTTGATTAGAAATTAATTTATGATTTTCAATATGTAAATTACAACCATTACCAATAAATAACATATCATAATCTTTCGGTAATTGGATAATATATTTATTTAATATATCAGTAAAATTATCACTTAATACTGCGTCATCTTCTAATATTAAACCATTATCATATTTATCGTTAATTTGTTTATATGCGTAAAAATGACTTAATAAAATTGCTATTTGAGAATTATCATAGTTTTGTTGAAACATAGATATATTATAATTGTATAACTCATCTCTATCTATATCAATAAACTCATAATCGCTTATATTATATTTTTCAAATTGTGATATAATAAATATTTTTCTGTTAATTAATTTTTTATAATGTATAACAAATATTTTCATTATAATTGTTAATATTATTATTATTATTATTATTATTATTTCTAAACGAACTAATCGGCGTTTGAAATGTAAAAATGTGTAAAAAAGAAAAATTAAAAAACGAAGTTTAAAAAAATAAATTTATAAATTTTTATTACATTAATTTGGTAGAGCATGCCATTTTAAAACTTCAAAGGTGTAAAAAAATCATTAGTTTTTTTAGGTAATACTAAATTTGAAGGTTCATATGAAGATATTAAAAAAATATTAGATATATCCGCAAAGATAGAAAGTATTTTAATAGATAATGGTAAAGATTTAGATAAATTAGCAAATATTGTTGACGGAATGTTTAATATTACTGAGAATAAACCTATTTGTGTAGATTATGAAACTCCTTATGTAAAAAAGGCAAAACGTGCTATTGACCAAATACATCCGATTACGAATGAAGTTATAGCAACTTATGAAAGTATAGAAGCCGCCGGAAGAGCTATGGGATTAACAAGTGGTTCAGGAATTGGTATTGCTTTAAGAGAAAAACGTTCTGTGTGTCAAGGATTTATATGGAGATATTCTGGTATTTCAAAGGAAGATCAATATAACGAACAGCCTGTGATAAAAGTATGCTGTTCTACAGACGAAAAAACATATTTTACTACGATTGCTGCTGCGGCTAAAGATAAAGATGCTAATATATCAGCACCAGGAATGAGACAGAGAATTTTAACCAAAGTCCATTTGAATGACCATCATTGGATTTTTGATAAAGGTGCTACACATTATACATAATTTGTCACAAGTTCGAAATATTAAACCTAGAATAATTAATTTAAAAATAACTAAATATTTAAATTAACAAATGGGAAATTCCCAAACTATACAAAAAATCAATTTTGAAGATGTCCAAGTAGCCTATAAAAATCCAGAAATATATTTAATTATCAACACGTTATCCGAAACAGAACAGCATTGTCTAATACCCGGAACCATTTCGGCGAATGTAGAAGAATCCGTAATTAACAAATACGTTAGAAGTAATAAAAATGTGAGGATTATTATTTATGGTCGTAATTCAAACGACGACAAAATGTATAAAAAATATAATCAATTATTGAGCTTAGGATTTACGAATGTTTATGCGTATACTGGCGGCATGTTCGAATGGCTTTTATTACAAGATATTTATGGCACAGATGAGTTTCCAACGACGACACCTATGCGAGATATATTGAAATATAAACCGGTTCAACGATTAAACATCGCACTATTGGAAAATGGATAAATTCCATTTTGTTGTCGATATAAGAATAGCATTTATTTTGTTCAATTGGATTTCTTCTTCTTCATAATCTATGAACGGATATTGGACGAATATTTGTTCTATTTTATTCGTTTTTTCATTTCTTACTATATTACTTACTATTTTTTGGATATTATTATAATAAATAGGATATCTTTGTGATAATAATTTGTCGTATATGTCGACGGAAAATGAAATGAAAAAATATTCTGCTAATTGAGTATTTGGGTCATATTCATCCAGTTTTTTGTTCAAGATTTGATATATTTCGCCTTCATATTTGACATCTGGATAATTTCTCTCATAAACAATAACACGACTTCCTATTTTGAAGGAATTATCCATTCTGCTAATCATGAAAATATATATTTATATCTCTATTTGATATCAATATATTATGCTCTAAATCCATTTATATGGTCCAGAACCTTTAACATCTACTGATTTTTTATTAGGCTCAACATCTATAGACAAACGTTTTCCATGAACTATCCAGTAAAATGATCCATTGACACCATAAACTTTAAACTTATTATCAATTAATTCAGTTACATTGTATGATTTAATAGGTGGGCCATCATAAATTGGAGTAATTTGAATAGTAAAATTAGTAGCAATTTTGCTTACATAATTGGGTAATACTATTTCGACATATTCATGATTTGTAATAGATGCTTTGTCTCTGTAATATACGCCAGATTCAGGACCTTCTAAACATCCATGGACTAAATATTTATTATTATCTATTGGGTGATCTATGATAAATGTTTTTGAATTATCTGTTACATATTGAAAAACTCCTGTGGTAGCATTATATAATACTACACCGGTTCTACCTGTTGCGCCAGTTATACCTTGAGGTATTATAGTCGCGCCTGTTGCACCTTGTGCTCCAGTTCTACCTGTTGCGCCCTGAGATCCAGTATTTCCTTGTGCTCCAGTTCTACCTGTTGCTCCCTGAGATCCAGTATTTCCTTGTGAACCGGTATTTCCTTGAGATCCAGTATTACCTTGTGATCCAGTTGCTCCCTGTGATCCAGTTGCGCCTTGTGATCCAGTTGCGCCCTGTGATCCAGTTGCGCCCTGTGATCCAGTTGCGCCTTGTGATCCAGATGCGCCCTGTGATCCAGTTGCGCCCTGTGATCCTTGCAAACCTGTAGCACCTTGAGACCCTTGCAAACCTGTTGCACCTTGAGGACCAGTATCCCCACTATTACCATCAAATCCTTGAAGACCAGTAGAGCCAATAGCCCCAGTATTGCCTTGTGAACCAGCACTTCCAGTAGCGCCTTGTAATCCTTGAGGACCAGTCGCGCCAGTATATCCTTGCGACCCTGTTGCACCGGTGGCGCCTTGTAATCCTTGAGGACCAGTCGCGCCAGTATATCCTTGTGCTCCAGTATTACCTTGAGAACCAGTTGCGCCCTGTGAACCAGTATTGCCTTGCGATCCTGTATTACCTTGAGAACCAGTTGCGCCCGGCGCACCAGTAGCGCCTTGCGCGCCAGTTCTACCTGTTGCACCAGTAGCGCCTTGTAATCCTTGAGGACCAGTCGCACCAGTATATCCTTGTGACCCTGTTGCACCGGTGGCACCGGTAGCGCCTTGTAATCCTTGTGAACCAGTTGCGCCTTGCGAGCCAGTTGCTCCTTGAGAACCAGTATTTCCTTGCGAACCAGTAGCGCCCTGAGCACCGGTAGCGCCTTGTAATCCTTGAGGACCAGTAGCACCAGTATTTCCTTGTGATCCTGTTGCGCCTTGTGAACCAGTATTTCCTTGCGAACCAGTAGCGCCCTGAGCACCAGTTCTACCAGTTGCACCTTGTAATCCTTGAGGACCAGTAGCACCAGTATTTCCTTGTGATCCTGTAGAGCCTTGTGAACCAGTATTTCCTTGCGAACCAGTATTTCCTTGCGTGCCAGTGTTGCCTTGCGAACCAGTAGCGCCCTGAGAACCAGTATTTCCTTGTGAACCAGTAACCCCAGTATTACCTTGTAATCCTTGAGGTCCAGTAGCACCAGTATTTCCTTGTGATCCAGTATTTCCTTGTGAGCCAGTATTTCCTTGTGGCCCAGTTGCCCCTTGCGATCCAGTATTACCTTGAGAACCAGTTGCACCTTGTGATCCAGTTGCACCTTGTGATCCAGTATTGCCTTGTGATCCAGTTGCTCCTTGCGAACCGGTAGCTCCTTGCGAGCCAGTAGATCCTTGTGATCCAGTAGCGCCTTGTGAACCAGTAGCACCAGTATTTCCTTGTGATCCTGTAGAGCCTTGCGAACCAGTATTTCCTTGCGAACCGGTATTTCCTTGCGAACCGGTATTTCCTTGAGTGCCAGTATTTCCTTGCGACCCAGTATTACCTTGTGATCCTGTTGCGCCTTGAGCACCAGTTCTACCTGTGGCGCCTTGCGATCCAGTATTGCCTTGTGATCCAGTTGCTCCTTGCGAACCGGTAGCTCCTTGTGATCCAGTAGCTCCTTGCGAGCCAGTAGATCCTTGTGATCCAGTATTGCCTTGCGACCCAGTATTACCTTGTGATCCTGTAGAACCTTGTGATCCTGTTGCACCCTGAGCACCAGTTGCACCTTGTAATCCTTGAGGACCAGTAGCACCAGTATTTCCTTGTGATCCTGTAGAGCCTTGTGAACCAGTATTTCCTTGCGAACCGGTATTTCCTTG